CGAGATGTCGTCGTAGTAGACGTTCCCCGGGTTGTAGGGCGTGTACTCCTTCGAATCGTCTGTGTGCCACCCATGCCCCGGCCACGGAACGTCCACATGCGAGGCGTCCGGCTTCTTCTTCCCATCAGCCTTCGCCCGAGCCTTGGCCTCTGGGCTCTTGAGGGCCTTGTCGTATGCCTTCTTCTCGGCCTTGTGCTTCTTGACCTCGCGAGCGTAGTCCTCCTTCATCCCCTGGTACTGAGCGTCGGTGATGATCTTGATGTCGGAGCCCCAGCGAGTGGACGCCCAGAGCTTGCTGCCATCGAGCTGGCTGTGCTCCAGATCGGGAAAGAGCTTCTCGTCAAACTCGATGTCGGTCCTCATGCAGTAGAGGCGTTCGCCGTTGCGGATGTAGAGGAACGTGAGCTTGTCGCCCACTTCCAGGTTAGCGATGTTGAAGAAGTCGCTGAGGTTCACCATCTCCCGCTTCTTATGCTTGCGGCGGACCTTGAAGGCCACGATGGTCCGCGGGAATGGCATGACCCGATCGCGGTTCTCGGGCTTGGCTAACCACTGCTCGAAGGCGTCGATGTCTTTGAATTCCATCCCGCCCGTCTGGTACTGAGCGAGGCATTCTTCATCCATGTAGCAGCGTCGCTGCATCAGGTGGATCTTGTCGGCCAGCTCGGCGGGCTCGCCGTCCGCGAACTGGACGACCTCTTCGGTGAGGCCTGCGTACAGCTGGACGCTGAAGATGCGGTCCTCGATCTTGCTGATGACGCCCTCCATCCCCGAAGCCTGAGCCTTGAGGGGAATGACCTGGGCCGTCATCCACGTCGAGAGTCGGTCGTTGGCAGCCTTGATCGCCTCGAACAAGGCTGGAAGGGTCTTCTCTTTGGCCTTCACCAAGCCGGCCTTGTACTCCCCCATGTCTTGGCCCTGACCCACTTTCGCCAGGGCCTTCGTCTCCGAGCCCGCAGTCAGTTCCGGGCTCGGGGACACACCCAACCGGGCAGTGATCTCTTTGATCTTGCCCATGAGTGTGTGGACCTTGCCCTGGAAGTGCTTGATGCGGCTGTCGATGTAGGCTTCGGGGTTGGGCTCGCGCCTACACTGGTCCCAAAACACGTCGAAGTGGATCCTTGCAGTGTAGGTCGAGTGGCTGGTGTGGGGGCCTTCAAACCTGGCGTGGTTCGAGCCGACGTGGACGACGCAGCCGAGCCAGCAGTCGTCTGGGGCCTCGCTGAGCTTCTTCTTCGTGTCGCTGGCGACCCAGAACCACTGGCCCACCTCGATGAGATCGTCGTCCCCTGAGGGTTCTTCCTCAGTGTGTGGGGTGGGTGTATGCCCTACCCGCTGGAGCTTGGTGTCAGACATTTGCGGGGACTACGACTCAGCTCCAGAAATTTGAAGCTGGCGGAGTCCTTCTCTACACCAAACGCGTCAGTCTACTGGCCGTCGCGGATGTTTTTCCAGAGCCCTTTGGCCGACTGCTCCAGTTCCTTCCGGCCCTTTTCGAGGTCCTTCTGGACAGCTCTCTGGGCCTTCTGGACCACCTGGCGCTGCTGCTCGGGGGTCAAACCCTTCAGGGCTCCGAACCCGGGAAGCTTGGAGAGGTCTTGGGCTCCCTCGAAAACCCGGTCACCGAGACTGTGAAGCTCTGCCGCAAGCATCGCTCGCCTCGGATGCTCTGTGCCCCCACAGTAGACGGCGAGACGGCGAAGCTCAGCTTGGAGATCCTGGGGTGAGGCGATCTTGTCCATGCTGATGGGAGGCTACAAGAAGATCACTCAAGCGGGCTTCTTCCACCCACTCGGCTCCAACGACTTCATGATGCGTTTCAGACCCTCGGCTTTCATGGCACGCCAACCGCCGCCGCCGATCTCACGTCTGTCATCCAGAGAACCGTACCCGCCTGAGACGAACTTCAAGCTGGCTCTGCCAGTCCTCTCGTTGCCGTCCTTCGTGAACTTGGCGATGACACGCAACCTCACGTTGGAAACACCCGCCTCGCTGCCACGCCCGAGCTTGGCTACCACGACCTCGGTCGTCAGTCCCATCTTCTCCAACTGCTTGGCGAACGTGCGGACCCCACGCTCCAAAGCACCGATAGAAATGTCAGCGGCCAACCGCTGGTTCAGTTCAGTCGCTCGCTTGAGAAGATCTGTTCGAGGCATGACGTTGAAGCGGACACAAGAAGATCAACGCTTACGTCGTCTGCGTTGAGACACCTTTCGGTTGCGCTCTCGTCGAGCCGTCACGCCCGTGTTGTCTTCGTGCCTCTTCTTGCACTCGGGACACATCTTCACAAGCCGACTCTTGACCATGGTGCCATCGACTTGTTGGTCCCACACGCAGTCACGGCAACAGTGAAAACTGTTGCTACAGAACTGTGCTCGGAGCGTGGGAGGTTTGCTGTAAGGCTCCTTGCAAGTGGTGCACTTCTGCATGGGATCAACTTACACCAACGACGACAACACGAAGACACCGGCCTCTATCTGCAAAGAAAAAGTTATGCAGACAAGCAGACAAGCAGACAAAGAAAAGGCCGCTCACGGTTTCCCGGAGCAGCCTTTTCCCCTATGGAACCCGGTCTATTTCTAGAAGCGGGTCACAACGAGACGGGTCAACCCACGCGGATTGAATGCGCCTATCCCGATATTTTCGAATACAGAGAACCCTATGGTCCTTGCTTTTGGATCGTCGGCGCTCAGAACCGTCAGCTCGGTGCGGACGGGGAAGCGGCCGAAGTTTTCGGGCTCGGCGCAGACGTACACGAAGCCGGCCGGAACCAGACGCGACGTGATGATCTGTGCACCCCAAAGGGTTGCTTGCAGACCGGTCTTCAGCAGCGTCGCCTGGGACTCGATGTCCAAGATGTCGCGGCCGAACTTGCGGATGTCCGCGTAGTCCACAGCATTCATGTAGATGCGTGCAACACGAAGATCGTGTCGCTCCACCTCGGCGAATGCGTCCGCGAGAACGCTCGGCGAGATGGGTGCAACCACAGCGACGTCCGGGTTGGTCTGGCCCGGCAGAGTGTCGAAGCCGGACACCGCGATGGAGTCCAGAACTGCGAACACGCGCTCGTCTTCTGCTGCTTGGATCTGAGCCTTGGCGAGATCTTGCGACCTCTCCACGAGGTCAAATCTGCGCTCTTTTATTTGTGTAAGCGGGATCTCCGGGTTCGAGGCGATCTCGAACAAGGGGAAGATCACGCGGCGAGGCTTCTGGATCGCCAGAATGTTCTCGCCCTCTTCGCCGACGACGAAGGCAGTGACTTCACTGTCCTTGTCGTAGATGGGGAGTGCGCCGTCTGGCAAGCCCTCAACAAGAAACGTCTTGCGGCCCACTGCCGTGTAGTCACGGCGGAGGCGGAGGGGTTGGATCATCGAGGCTGCGAGCTTGGCACGACCGGCGGCGGTCTTGATGTACTCGGAGATGACCTGTTGCTTGAGCGTGTTGGATACTTGCTGGTTCATTGTCGTTCTCCAGACCTTTCCTTGGTCCTCAGACCCGCAGGTCCAACACCATCAGGCTGTTGTTGGCGTCCGGGGCGACCTTGAGAACGCCCATGATCGTCACATTGTCCAAGTCGGCAGAGACCTGCCACTCGTACGAGTCCTGGTGACGGTTGGTGAGCATTCCGTTGACCGATGCGTAGAGCAGGTCACCGGGTGCGTAGACGAGAGCGGTGGAGGCACCGATCTGAATCTGGGTCTCCCAGATCGAGACGCCCACTGCGCCTTGACCAGCGAAGTAGGGGGCACGCCCTGAGGCCACGCCGGGCGTGTTCTCGAAGGGGTTGCCGATGGCGTCGTTCAGGAAGAGACCCATGGGCCTCTGACCTACGACGTAGCCCGCCGGCTGCGATGGGCCGCCGTGGAAGCCGTTGCCGGCATCGGGGCGCGTGAAGGCGATTGTGGCGCCAAGAACGCCCACCTTGGTGATACCCGCGAGGGTGGTGGACACGTTTGCGAGCGTGGTGACCTGCGACGGATTTGCTGCGGTGAAGGCGTCAGCCGTCGCAATTCCGAGCGAGTTGCGGTAGCCCAGATGGAAGAGCTGTACGCGACTCGAAGTTTCCGCGAAATCACCCGAGCCCTGGCCAAGTACTAGAGGCATGTTGTTCTCCTAGAGATGGATGCTGCTGGGGTTGATTGGATCTTCATTTTCATCTGGGGTCTTGGGGGGACGGCTACGTATTGAACACGTCGCTCACGTCGGGAGCTGTCCGCCAAAGTGCTGAGAGCTTGTCGACATCGCTGGCGGGAGCTGGGCCCCCGGCGCCGCCGCCAAGTTGGGACACGCCTGCGGTGGGCTTGGTGCCAACCGTGCGGTTCGATGCTGTTCGTGTGGTCCCGGCCATGACGGGAGCTGCCGGGGCTGCTGCCGGGGCTGCTGCGGGAGCTGGCGGCATCGCTGCTGGGATTGCCGGGGGAGCGGTCAACGGGTTGATGCCCGTCTGAAGCTCCTGTGCATGAGCCGCGTTCTGGACCTCGGTGTGGCTCGCGAAGAGCTGCTGGAGGACCGCGTCCTCTGGACCCAAGGGTGTCTCACCCACGTCCATCTGGGCGCCGTCGAGTTGGATGTCCAGCTCGCCGCCGGCCATGACCTGCTGGCCCATGTCCTGCTGACCCATGTCCTGGTCGAGCATCTGGTCGAGCATCTGGCCGTCGCTCATCGGAGCGGTGCCCGACGCATGACCGTCGAGGCCTTCGATGGCCGTGGCGCCCTGCTGTGGCTGCTGCTGCCCACCCCAAGCGACCCCATCGATGCCGGTGCCGGAGCCCTGCTGTGGCTGCTGCTGCTGGCCTGCTGCGTCGTAGCCCTCCTGCTGCATGGGGGGAGCCTGCTGCTGCTGCATGGCCTGCTGAACCATGTCCTGGACCTGGTTCATCATCTGGTCCTGGCTCATGCAGCCTTGCTGCCCGGCCTGGATCTCCGCAACCATGCTTGTGATGGCGGTTTGCACTCCCTGCTGGTCGCCGTTCTGCATGGCTTGGACGGCGGTCGCGGCGAGGACGGAGGCTTGCTTGTCTTGCTGGCCCTTGTCGTCCTTGTCGTCGTCCTTGTCATCGTCCTTGTCGTCGCCGCCGTTCTCCTTCTTCTTCTTCTCCATGTGCTCCTTGAGCGCAGGGGGAAGCTCGCCGGCTTGCTTGCCGTCGTCATCGTCATCGTCATCGTCATCATCATCGTCCTGGTCTTGACCAGCGAGACGGTTGGCGGTGTCGATGAGGTCGGAGTCCGGGAGGTTCATGAGGGCCAGAGCTTGGTCCTCGATCTCCCCCTCGGAAGCGGTCTTGGGGAGCATCTGCTTGGCAGTCTCCACACAGAGGTCCGCCTTCTTGAGGACGGTTTCCTCGGAGGCAGTCTTCTCGGGGTGGTTGAAGGTGTCACCACGCATGGCGGGCATCCCGATCTCGTCGCGCTTTGTCTCCCCACCTTCCTGCTCCGCCTTCCATGTCCCCGCGGCCGGGTGCACATCTTCGGCGAACGTGCTCGGGTCACCGATCACGTAGGCATCCGCAGCGGGTTGCTGCGAGTGGTGGTCTTGATTCATCGCGCGGGGGTCGTCCGCTTGCTTCTTGGCGATCATTTCACGATTCCAGGTGGTGCGCTCACGCATTGGGGGTCACCCTTTCTCTGCCTTCAGAGGGTGCATAAAGAGAATCACGACGCTCCAAGGTCGAAAATTCTTCCTTTTGCAATTAGGGCGTCCTGCTCGGAGCCCGTAAGTGTTCGTCCGACTGCCCGACGACAAGCCGCCAGGTAGCTGTTCTCATTTGCATATGGGGCCAAGCCACCAACGGCGGTGACTGTGCGATAGATCCGGGCTTCCCCTGCGATTCTGGTTCCAGAAAAGCCGTCCAAAAGTCGCGAGAGAGCCAGGGACTCTCGTCCCGAAAGTTGAACCTCTCGAACCGCACCCCAACCCCCACGCTTGTGCAAGATCAACCCTGCCATCATTCGACGGGCGATCTTGGGGTCGCGAACCCGAGCCATGACTGTCTTGGCTAGTTCGCGCCACACGGGGCTCTGACGGATGGCTTCCTTGACCATCGTGTCATTGCGGTTCTCATCCATGTCCGCCCGGGGGGCCACGTCCTTGACGGCCATCTCCCCTCGGACCCTCTCCACGGCCTTCTGGCGGATGTAGTCGGCCATCTCTCCAATGGCCGAGTCGAGGGGGTTTGCCTCTTCCTTGGGCCCTTCATCACCGGCACCGGGGAATTCTTCTTCACCACCACCCTCGTCATCCCCGAAAGCGAAAGCTCTCTTGGGGGACTGGCCCAGGAGCTTGGCCGCCCGATACATGGCGTTCTGGCCTGGCGTTCGTGGGGGCTCAGAGAAAGCAACCTGGATGCGGTCGCCCAGCAAGGCCACTTCATCAGGGGTCAGGATGTTGCGAAGTACCGCGCCTGTGAAGGCGGGGTTGGCGACCCACGAGGCCTCGATGAATTTGACGCTCCCAGGCTCGGAGTTGATGTGGCCACACAGCTCCGCGATCTTCCGGGTCTTGCCCAGGCCATCCGTATAGGTGTTGCCCTTCATGAAACGGATGTGGGGGCACAAGTTGGTCTCGTCTTCAGCGACGTTGCAGCACTTGGTGCACTGCGTGAAGGCGACCTGGCAACCCATGGAAAGGGTCGACAGCTGGCGTGACTGAACCGCCGAGATCAGGGGCTTGTGCTTGAGGTCTGTGGCCACCAAGATGTCCACGTAGACCGACTCCCCGATGTCCCTTGCAGCGGCGTCGATGATCTTCCCTTTGCTCAGCTCGGGGATCTGCAAGTGCTCGACGTAGTTCTCACCACCAACGAACGTGCGGAAGCAAGCAAGCAACAGCTTGCGCTCCCAGCAGTCGTTGTTGTTGTTGATGAACTGGTTGGTCTGAGGGGTCACCAAGTAGTCATCGAACTGACGATCGATTTGGAACCCATCGTTCATCTGACGACCGAGCGGGAGCCCGGCGTTCTCAGTGTCCACCGATGCGATGATGGTGCAGTGGGAAAGAAGGAACTGGTCGGGCTGGTACTTCTGTAGGACGACGTTGTTGGCCCGCCGCTGGTGGAAGGGGGATCCCATGGCCACGGCCTGAGAACGTAGAGCGTCCCAATCCGGCATAGAAATATGCGGCTTGATGACGGTCGCGTTGGCGTACTTCAGGAAGGCCATCTACCACCCCACCGGTTCGCCGCCAGGACCGACGACGTCCTGTTGCTTGATCAGGTAGAGGTCCTGGGGACAGGCGAAGAGACGCATCTTGGTGCCCTCAGCCATCTTGTAGGTCGTCTTCCGCATGGGCGAGCCACAGCGGGGGCAGTTCGGCCTTCGAGACT